ATACACCATTATAAATAAAACCAGATCCAAAAGATATTGTGTAATATAATTTATCATTAAATAGGAATAAATCAGTTGTAACATCACCAGCTGAAGTAAAACCAGTTCCATAATTAAATGCAGTGTTAATAGATCCATCTGAGTTTATCGAAGTGGTTCTACTAGCATTTAATGTAGGATCAAATATCGGAGCATTATATCTTGTAAAAGATCCTGCCAAATATAATTTTTCATCACCAGATATAGTTTTAAATTGTATTGATGAAACGTTATCATTAATTCCAGTGCCTACATTAAATGATGTGTCTAACGTTCCATTTAGATTTAATCTAAATAATTTTCTAAAACCTTGTAAAGTAGTGCCATTATATGAGTCAGTTGCACCAGTTACATATAACTTTCCAGTTGGCGACATAAATAATTTACCTTGTCCAAATGAAGGATCTGTGTTAGCAGATAAACCACTACCAGCGTTAGTGTTAAATGTAGTATCTAATGAACCATCTAAATTTAAACAAGCAATTCTATTTGCAGTTGCTTGGCCTTTATATTCATTAAAGATACCTAATACATAAACTTTATCTTCGTATGAAACAATAGATTCTACTCTACATAAAGATGGATCACTTGTATTATTAAAACCAGTAATAACATTAAAACTAGATATAAATTCTGCAGTAGTTGCATTTAAACCCGCTATATCGTTTAAATTTGTTGTTGTTTGATATTGTGTATATTGGCCGCCAACTGCTAAAAATCTATCATATTCTACATCATTACCACCAGTTACAATGTTATTAAACTCATATGTGTACTCATCATTTGTTGCAGATGAAACTACTAAAGTTACTGTAGCTGGTGTTTGAACTGTTGTATTGTCAAATGTATCTAAATTAATTAAATAATTTGTTTGCATAGCACCATTAACAGTTGTTGTAGAGTTAATAGCTTTTAGTCTAACTCCATTTTCAACAGTAAATACTTGTGATACTTGTGTATTTGCTGGTTGACCTTGAGTTATAGTTACAGTACCAACATCTACGAACGAAGCTCCGTTGTCATATGACTTTTGTAGTAAAGTAGTAGTTAAATAACCTCGCTTTTCAGCAGATACGTTAACTGTAACTTCTACAGGTCCAGCAGGACATGGTGTACATGTAGTACAAGTGCTAAAAGCAGTTACAGCTCCTTCACCACCAGTTACTTGTGCAACTGTTGTGTCGTTAAATTTATAGAAACCATTTGTAACTTTTTGACTACCATTATTGGTGCTATAAAGTGTAGTGTTATTAGCAAATGTAGGGTTAGTACCGTACACGGTTGAAGTACCACCAAAGCAGCAACAAGCATCACATAAAACTGTGGATGCGCATACTGTAAATGGATAATAGGTTTCGCATACACAATTTGAGCACAAGAAATTATTAACTACTGAGCCATTTGCTACGACTTGTAGGGCTGTACCTTCACCCGATTGTTTATAGAATCCCGCCGGGCCAGGTGTAGTTAAAAGTGCATTAGTCCAAAAAGAACCATTTTGCAAAAAGTTAGCATTAGAGCCATAAACTGTAATTAGTGGTCCGTTATTGCAACAAACTTCACAACCTGTAGTATTTAAATGTACAGTAAATTGATATGAAACTGGTACACAATCACATTCTGATGCGTCTTGTACTAAAATAGCACCGTTAGAGTTTACAAATATAGTACCAGTAGCATTTGAGTAATAACCAGGTGCAGCAATAATGCCGCCTGTCGCATCTTGATATGCTAACGTAGAATCTATTAGTGTACCGCCATTAACATAAATGGTAACGTTCTGTGCACCTGCATATGTTGCACAACAATGAGCTGTACATAAATCTGTTTGACTATAGCATGTTTCAAAAGCTGTATATGTTGGAGGCGTAACTACTGGTAATGTAATACCAATGTTATTACCTAATTTAATTAATTGTACTTTACAGTTAGATGTTTCACCTGCAACATAATCTGATACAGAGTTAACAAAGTACCAAGAATCTTTAACAAAGATATAGTCATTAAACTTTAGATCTAGGATCTCGTTATAGTCTAATGCAAAGTAGGCTTCTACTATTCTAGAATATGGATCAAATGTTACGTCATACCATGTTTTCCAAAACGTGTTAAAACAACTAAATGAAGTTTGTGATTTTGGATTTGTTAGTACACCCGCAATCAATTCATAGTTGTAAAGAGGTAATTCGTTTTCCCAATTTAAATCAAAAGTTGTAGGGGTAACTGGAAAATTTGAATACTGACTCATCAACGGATAGTCATACATTTGAACTTTATTGGTATCATTTTGTGCCCACCAAGATATTGGAGCCGATCTCATACCATTCCAGAATACCAATCTCAATTTAGGTTGAATTGGTTCTCTTTTACCAACTGACACAGTACCAACTGACTCGCCATTACCACCAGTATCTTTAGCCATGTGTGGTATTAAAAAGCTAGCAGCCTCTATTTCTGAAAAAGATCCAGCAATATAACCAATACCATCTAAAGGTGTTGGTGCAAACTGATCTTTGTATTCTTTAGTTCCTTTAATTAATTCGTTAGTCGAGTCCAAGTTTAACTGACCAAAGGTTTGTTTGATACCTAATTGATAGTTGTAGTTTAGATAATCTGAGTCCTCTTGATCTTTGTAGATTTGGAATCTGGCTTGGTCAAAGAATAATGGCTTGATAACCATATCTTTACTCGTGTCAAGTCTATCAGTCCAATCTTTAGAACGACCTTCTAAAACCCAATCTTTCCATGGTACAATTGTAAAATGATTAGCTTCGAATTTAGATGGTACGAAAACAAGTCTATATCTGTTAATAATCGACTTCATAAAGTCAATCTTTCTAATGTTAGATGGCATAATACCATTTACAGATAGGACTTCTGGTGCTTGAGTACATTCTACTGATTGACCATAAAATTGTATGTTAGTACCAAATAAACTAACTTGGCCAGAGATAACAAAGGTTCTCAATTGAAATCTAACTCTTTGACCAGCTTGTAAATATAAATTAAAGTCAGCATCTAAAGATTGGCCACCTGGATTACTTGAACTAAATGTCCATTGATCATTGTATTGACTCAAAGATATGCCAGTGTCTGCATCTAATACATTAGCTTCGTAACCAATGATTACAATGTCTTGACCTCCGCCGTATAAATAGAATTCAACTTCACTAGCCTTCATGCTCATATCATAGTTACCAGTTGATGGTGCTGTGTATATGCCAGAATCTGTAGAACTTGGCGTAAAGTTATTACCAGGATCTGAAATTTCTATTGGCGTAATCCATGGAAATGGTTGACCGATCGTTGTGTTATAAATGCCTTGTCTTTCTGCACTAAATAGGTTTGAGTTATTTAAAGTAGCAGAAGCCACATTATCAGAAATAACATATTGATTTTTAAAGAATTCAGAATCTAAAAAGACTGAGTCGTATGTGTAACCAGCTTCTAAAAAGATTTGATCCCAGATAGCTTTTGCTCTAATCTGTGGTTTCCATTGATCTTTTAGATATGGATTATTTGTATTTGTAAATGACTTTGCAAAACCAGTTGATAGTGTTGGTATATTTGGTTGGTTTTGAGCGTTGTATGTGTAACCCCACTCGATCAAACCATATCTAACATTACCATCAAATAGACCACCTGTAGTAGTCCAACTACCAGAGATATTAACCCATGATTTAGTGTGGTTGTATTGCGTCAAGTCGATCTCGTTCATAAAGCCACCACCAATCTTTGAACCAAAGTCAGATGTTGCACCATAGAATGTAATCTCGTACTCAACAGAATTGTCTTTAGAGTTTACATTAATAGCGTTTAGTCTAATGTTACCATTCTCAAAGAAGATACCATTATCTAAAATGTATGCATCTGCTTTTTTACTGGCGTCAAAGTTTAGTGAGTTAACATTAAAGACACCTTCAAAGAAAGGTCCATTAACTGCAGTATGTGGTACTCTAAAAGTTCTTGAGAATGTAGAGTTAGTTGCAGTTGGATCGATAATGTTAGCCACAGACAAGTTTAACTTGATTGGTTCTTCGATATGAAGATCAAGAGCTACGTATTGTCCGTTATTTTGTTGTTGTGCGTATAACTGTACTTGCGCCATTTTATATAGTTTGTAGATTTTGCGTTGTTGCTAATTTAACTGTAAATGTACCTTGTACTAATTTAGTTTGTCTAACATTTTTAGTTGTATAACTTGTATTTGTTACTACACAATTGTATGGTATCAAATCTGCTTGTGTATTATTAGGATCTTTAATATAACAAAGTACTTGTGGAGATTTAACCAAACCTTCTAATAGATTTACTTGATCTTGAGTCAACCAATCTGTTTGAATGGCGTATGTAGTCTCTGCTTGTTTAGCGTATGGTTTTGTACCACCGATAATACTTGCATTACCAAAAGGCACTGTGTTAGGTTGTGCAACTGGAACTGGAAGGGCTGATGAGTAATCGATCTGCTCTTGGTTATAATTGCTTTGTGTTGTATTTATAGTCTTCTCTGTAAACATTGTAAAGTTCATGTAGTCACGACCTGCAAGAGTGTTAAACCATGAAAGTCTAACTCTTGGGTATAGTGGTGTACAGTACTCTAATATTTGGAATTGTGATTCTAGTGTTGCTGGTGTGCTAAAGTTACAGTCAGTCGATTGGTTATATCCTTGAATAGAGATAGTCTGACCAGCTGTGATTGGTGACCAACCAAGAGCTTGTGCCAGTTTATCAGGACTTGCTAATACATGCACTAAACTAAATTTAGAGTCTAACGTAGTACCAACTGTGTTAGTACAGATTTCTCTTTGACCAAAACCAGTACTTGTTAACATTGGAACATCATTGGTGTTTACAATTGTACCATTAGCTGCAAGTCTTTTAAAACGGAAACCAAAGATTGTGTATGGTTGTGAACCACTTGAGATTGGCGCCCAGTTTAAATAACTCAAGACAGCATTGTCGAATTGATAAATGCTTTGAGTTAATGGTGCATAATTTAAAGGATGTGCTAAACCTACATTATGGTCATAGTTTGTGTTAGCATCAAATGGATTACCACCAAAAATACCAGATTGAAATGTAGATCTCATCTGCCATTGTTGTTCTAGGTCTGTCATTGATGCGCAGAAAATTGTAACTGGTGTAGTTAGGTTACCATTTTGTGTATTACCAGAATAAAGCAAGAATGCTGGTTCGCCAGCTGTGTCTGTTTGACCATTATAGATTTGTGTAACACCATTAAAGGTATACTCTTCGCCTACTTTAATAAAATACTTTTGTGACATTAAATTGTTATCGCTATAGACTTTTGAGTTATCATAGTCAATAGTTAATTCACCTTGTGTCATTGCAGCATCTCTGTTAGACGAATCGATGTAACCTTGCACCAAAGTCGAAATGTCAATCATACCAAAGCCTGCTGGATTTGCACGTTGTTTGATTCTTTGGATTGGTGTTGCGTTACCTACTTGGTAAATATCAAAGACATATTTAAAGTCTACTGAGTTTACTTTAGAACTTGACACTGACCATATAATTGGATTATAGGCTGGTGAAATCCAAACTGGTTTGTATGGAACTGATGTTATTGCCATGATAATTTATTTTTTATTTTCGAGCTCCATCTGTCTACGATAGTTCTCTTCTTCTCTTTGTTTATTTTTTCTGTGCGCGAGGTAGTTGAAGATTCCAATAACACTAGTTCGTTCAACTTCTCCAGTTTTGGTAATATCATCTCCTGCACAGAAGAATATGATTTTGCTCCAGTTTCTAGCAGTTCTAACATGATCTGGGTCGTTAGGTCGATCATTGCTTTCTCTCTCAGCGTCGTCTCTGGTTTCTGTGTCAAAGAGCTGAGAGTAGTTTCTACGTAATACTTTGACACTGCTAAAAAAAAATTAAATGCACCTGTTACATATTTAACAGGCAATTGCAAGAACTCTTCAGCTCTTGTCATTAATGTATCTGAGTTATAGGCTTCAACTTCCATCCACTTTTCAGTGATTTGTACAGCTGGTCTATAAAGGATTGCCATCATTATGTGCAATTTCTTTTGAGTCATTGGATCTGTTTTTAGGACGTCCATGTCAGCAAACTCACCTAATGTAATTTTACTCATATCTAAAAAGCCATACAATTCACCTTTGTAAACAAAGTTTTTGTGAAATGGTGTTGTGTCTTCTAGATTTAAATAGTTTTCTACTACTGCATCCCAGATAACAATAAACTGATGCTTCTCTAGCTTCTTTAATTCATTCAGGTCACACTTTGAAATGCGACTAATGATTTCCATCTTTGCAGCAAAATCTTGACGTACAATCAGATCTTGTATGTCATAATAATGTTGGATAGTCACATCCTCTATTTTATATTCTTTGCCACTAATTTTAAACTCTATCATTGGTCATTGATTGTATTGTTGATTGTAAAAATTGTTCGACTGATACTTTTAATTGGCCTTCAATCATATCTCTCAATTGTCCTTCTATTCTATTCATTGATGTCCAGTTTTGTGCTCTAATACCAGGTCCACCTTTAGTATAACCTTCAAAAGGTAAACCAAAAATACCATTATCTCTAATCAGTTCAAATTCATTATGGTTTCTAGTACCAAAGTTAGTAAATTTTGCTTGCGCAGGTAATCCACTTGCTTGTAGGTCTAAAGATAATTCCCAGTTGCCTACTTCATTTTTAGTCCATATAATCATATTAGCATTAACACGACCTGCAAGTAAACCAGTTGCAAAAGGATTTCTACCTTTCGCTGGCACTTGTTGGCGTAACTGAGATAAAACCAAAGCTTTAATTCTGCTACCCAAAGCTTGCATTTGTGTATCGTTTATTTCTGCTAATGTCATTATGCCACGGGATTGTTACAATGATCTAAAGGCGCTAAAGCTTCTATTTGTAATTGACAAGTCCAACCGCATGTGGAGTTTTTATAACCTTCAAAAAATGGTGTTGCGACTGCTGGTAAATTTACGTTAAATCTAAACTCTTTCCATGTAGTCATTTTATATTTTGCTAGAATATCGCGCAAGATCTCCATTGTATTAGAGTGCGTTCTTTCTTCTAGATCTAATTTATCTTTTGCTAAATCCATTACCACTAAATCAAAATCATAGGTAGTTGAACCTTGTGTAATTGTTGCAGGTTGAGGTACTAACATTACATATGGATACTTTGCTGAAACTTGTTGCTCATCAGTTGGTATCTCAATCATAGATGCTGGTCCACAACGAAATGTTTCAATTGCAGGGTGATCGTTACATATTTGTCTCAGTGATTCGACAACGTTACGATATGTTGAACTATAAACCGCCATTTTCTTTAAATTTGTTTGTTATTAATAAATATATCGAGGTGAGAAATTGAACTAGAATTCCTCAAAATTATTTCTGCGTTTACCAGTGAATGCATAATTACCTTGTTTAGGTTTACTGAGTGCATATCTAATGGCATCTATTGCATGGTTATGATCATCGATTGGTCGATCAGATCCAGGTTTCCATGAATACAAGAATGCTTCATCGTGTAGGTCTGAACTATTAGGATGCATGTAAACTTCATACTCTTTGAGCGTGTTGATGCCCGCTTGAATTGAATCTGGTCCTTTGTATGCTGGTTTAACATTAAAACCTGCTCTTTTTAGATCTTCAATAGATTTAGGTTCTGCTGAGTCTGCAATTATTTGATCTTTCGTAGTAATACCAAGCTTTCTCATCTGTTGTATCAGATCTGCATTCGTGAGTCCTGGTGAGTAGACTAATTGCTTTAAATAAAGTTTATTATTCTTTCTTTTAACCTCGACCAGTGCTGCGGGATCATTCGAAAACCCAAAATCCAAACCGTATATTGTATCGTATTCCCCCGCCGGATCGGCAACACCAATTTGCCAATTGTCAAAGATTCTACCAACAATACCATCTAACCACTTGCCTTCGATATGGTGCGCATAGTATTCTGGATCTAGATCTTTCATACGTTCCCACTCTACAATCTTTTTAGGATCTAGGTTTTCTTCGTTGTCTTTGTATGTGGTGTGAATAAACTCATGATCGTCAAACCACTTCGGGTTAGGTTGACCATCGATATAAAATCTTTTGTGAATCCAATGTCTTTTTGAAGTAGGGTTAAACAAGATAAAGACTTTTCTTTCAGAACCTTTAGATCTAAACGAGTCATTTAACTTGATAAATTCTTCTTCTGATGGTAACTCTGTAGCTTCATCTATTAATAAATGGGTTACGCCTGCTAAACCTTTACCTTTTGCAGTCATTGTACCATCTTGTAATTTCATGGCGTGTGTAATAACCATATTGCCATTTAGGACATTGGTCATTTCATCACCTTCAATCTTGATAAATCTTTTAATGTTCCAAGACTCTGCGAGATCAAGAATATCTCTATAGATTGATGATTTAATTGATTTCTGGGTATAACGAGAAACGACTCCTCGAAAGTAGTCGTCACCCATTAGTCTGATTAAAAAGAATGCAGCAGCTTGCGTTGACTTGCCTGATCCACGTCCACCAGAAATCAGATAATATGTTTTATCTGAGTGAAACATTGGTGCATATGGGTCTAGGATTTTAAAGTCCATTGGCTCTAATCTCTTTTTTTAGTCTTGTAACTACTTTACTAACACACGCAGAACAAGATGTTACTTGATCATTAGCACCTGTAATATCGTTATACAAGCCAAAGATTATTTTAGCTTCGTTTGGTGTAAAGACTTGTTTAGCTGAGATTAAAATCTTTGCATCTACTAATCTGTGTAATATGTCTTCGTTCATTTTGGTTTATTTTGTTTGTAATCTATTATAAAGCCTATGGCAACTATAATGTTCATACCAAAGCTCATTAGAATTTCGTGTAGGTCTTCATACACATTTAACATTAAATGGAGATGTCCTAAACTCCAGAATGGAATAGCCAAGTTTTGACTAATCCAAACTAAAGTCCATTTAATAAAGTGTTTCATTAGTAGTCAAGCCATTTTTCAATTATCAGAGTGATGGCGCCGCTTGTGAACATAAAGACCAAGGAATATACACCAACCCCAGAATATAACAAGACCAATAAAGTGCTCCATTGTGATAAACAAAAGCTACAATTAAATGGCTTTCTTTCTACGTTTAGGTTTGTCAGTACTTTGAATATTTTCAGTATCTTGTGATACCACGGGTTCCGAAGCAACGACACTATGGTCAATGACATCGATAGACTCAATAGAAGGCTCAATAATAGTTGGTTTAACATTTTCTTCTGCTTTTTTTACATTTAAAAATTCAACTTCAATGTCAGCGCCAACGTTATACTTCTTGCGCCAAAAATCGATGTTACGTTCTAATCTGTTTTCGTCTGATCTAAATTCTAAATCAGTTCCTGCGAATTTCCAATGAATTCTGTTGTCAATGACGTCTTTGCCGTCTACAATAAATTTAAACATAATAATTTGGTTTATTTTTAATATTTATCCTAATTAATTTATAGGTTTTGCTTGATATGCTTTCGCACACGCTTGATTGTTAATGCTATACTAGTTCTCGGTATACCCGTTTCCTTGCTGAGTGTTGAGTAGTTGTGATCACCTTCAGCGAATAATTTAAATAGTTCTCTGTCGTACCAATCTAAACCATCGATTAGTTTATTAACTCGATCTATGTCTAATTGTTTGTCTTCTTTTTCTGGTTTATCATGGTAGTCTAACTCTTCGTGTTGTTTAACGAATTGGCGATGGAATGGACCTGTATGTGACCTCCATTGTGTCATGAGAATTCTAATCAAGTAAAAGCGTGCACCACCTGAGTCTATAATATCTTGTAGATTGCTTTTGTTTGACAATTCTTCGATACCATAGTGTAATAAATCTAACGATAGATGATGATTACCAGTTATTTTATTAGCAGCATCTACTAATGCATTGTAATCATTTGAAAGATATTGATTAAAATTCAAATGTAGAGTATATTTTTAAAACTAAAATGAGGCATAATGTATATATTAGCCTCATTTTGTGTGTTTTAGTCCTCTTTTTTAGGTGGAATTATAATATTCAAAGGACTATCAATAGTCATGTCTGTCTCTGTTTTCTTTGGAATAACAAATGGACTCAATTTAATTAGAAAGTCTAGTGCACCTTTAGGATCTACTGATGCAGTTTGATTTAACCACAACTGAATGTTCTGTAAATTGCCATTTAATAACTCTAAATAGTATTGTTTAACAGCTTCAGTTGTTGCATTACCTTTACCTGCTGGTCTTCCATTAGGATTACCTGACTCACCTTTCTTGAAATTAGGATTTCCTCTCTTGTTTGCCATGTTTCTCGAGATATAGTTTTAATAAATTTGCATTCTGTGTAGTTTTAGGATACTCTCTGCTCAGTTTGACAACTTTGCTGATAGATTTATTAGCCAAAACTTTTTGGTTTGCCTGTGTGCTCATATAGAGTTTTATTAGTTTAATGGTTGATCGCAGTTACCACAAGGTTGTTCATTAACTCCATAACCACCCCAACCACCAGCTCCGCCTGGAGATGTACCAGTGCCATACGGATAATTACGATATTTTTTCCAGTTAAAGAACTGTGAGTTAGTTTGAATACCACTAAAATATGGTTTCTTTGTATCTGGTGCTTGCTCACCGCTATTAGCATTCCAGTTAGCATACGCTGGGTATAATGACAAATGAAACGCAAGGTATCTTTGCATTTGATCTACGTATGATTCTGCAACTTCTTTAACATTTGATTGCAAGAATTTAACCTCATCTAACTCTACTGATGGTGCATTTTCTGAGTTTGGCTTTAAAATAGATTTGTTAAAGATCTTGTAGGCCAAGAATGGTATCGCGTGGTAGAATGAATAGTTACAAAGGATTGGACCAATATAATCATCTAACAATAATCTATTAGGTGTTGAAACTGCTCCATTTCTAACTTGTTCTTTTAGTTGATTGTAAAATGTACCACCTAAATAGTTACGTAGGTAAATATCCTGCGCTTGTAATACGTATGGTACTAAATCTTCTGGTGATACAGACTCATGAATTGAAGTATAGCTTTTTAGCTTTTCTTCTGATATAAAGAGTACGTTATATGCTGACATCTTTTAGTTTTTATTTTTTATACAACGGCTTTGGTTACTTCCATTGAGGCTGCATCGATTAATTTATTTTGTTCAATATACAATTCAACATCGTCATAACCTTTGTAATACATTAAAGTGTCAAATGTCTTTAACATTGTCTTTTGTAATGGTTTAATTACTGTTGAAATAAAGTGAGCGTATGCTACTTCGATCTCATTGGCATTTGAATTAAAACCACCTGATCCACCTTGATGGTAAAGACCTAATAACAATGGACTTGTAATTCTATGACCAGTTAAAATTCTTGAGCTGATTCTAGACTCTAGGTTTACGTAGTAGTCATCATTAGCAGATTCTATTGGTGTAACTGTTGGAGCATGCTCTGAATCATCAGAAAAAGCAATAAAGCATTTACCAGCATTTTCAGATCCTCTGAATGACATTGTTAATTCATCGTAGATAGTTTGTCTTGATTCAGGATCGGGTATACCATTATTCATTGAGATGAATAAACCTGGATTTAATCCATTAGCTAAATTTGATAAATGGAATTTTGACACTTCAACATCAATCTGAATATCGTTTAAACTACCAGCATATGAAGGTAGTGGATAAAACAATGCACCAGGTTCGTAGTCGAAACAGTAAATTACTTGAGATGGATGCGTATCAGCACATGAAGGATCAAATGCTTTGTATTCTATAGGTCTAAACTTTCTAAATTGGTTCCAATCTGAAGAGTAATAGTAATATTCTGGTCTATCGATATCTGGTACATGTACACCTGATCTAACTTTTGTGAAGTCCATATGATAGATTTCTGCAATTGTCTCGCCGTCATTTGAAAAAATTACATTAAATGCATAACCACCAAAGGTTAAATAGTCTAATGCTGCTTTCTCGAACACATCGTTCCAACTTTCAGTTGGATTTGCTCTCTTTAACAAGTACTCTTGATCTGCGTTTTTAGTCTTTAGACCTTGACCAATTACACCATCTAATTTACTCATGATTGCAGTGCGGTTCATTGCTGATTTCTGAAATAAACCAGCCACAAAACCTGGCCATTGATTGTCTAAACCATAGTCAATCCACTTTTTACCAGCTCTTTCAATAAAAATTGGTAATTGTACTTCTATTCTGTCTACGTTAAACGCAAAAAAGTTTTTATTTTGAGATAATTCTGCCATTATAATGGTTCTTTGTTTATTTTAAATATATGAATGTGCTAAACTGACAAAAACTTTAGAAATCAGATTCGAAATAATTATCAAAGTCTCTCAGGATAGTTGAAAACTCAAAAGCTTCCTCTCTAATAGTTTTGGCCATAACATAATCGAAGACTTCTCTTTGGGATACTTCGAGTGCTAGGGCTTCATTATTAAAGAAAGCATAAAGAGCATAATAGATTTTTTCTCGATCTTTTAGACTCATACCTAAATATTGATCATATGTAAATTCAAATTCGAGATTAATCGGTTGGATTGGTTTCATCTTCTGCGGGTTTTATGCCATTATACTTTAAACGTTTTTGTTCAAGTATTTCGAGTCTTTTAGCCTCATAATATAATCTAGCCTTTTGTTTTAAAGTTAACTCTTGGCTTGGTTTATTAGCAATAGGTTCGACGTCTTTTAGATCTGTAAATAATAAACCTAATCTATCTCTATAAATTTGAGGTATAATATGTGTAGTTGAAGTCTTTTCTTTGCCTCTGTACTTTTGTAATTTTTCAGAATGTTCGTACTCTCTAACTTTATTTATTGTGGTTATTTCAGTGTTCTCATCTACATTAGCCAAGCGACCTAACAAATACGTCCATATGAGTGTGCCTTCTAAAGACAAATCATAGCCTATGGTTTCTGAATACAAAGTCCTTCTGTCTAAACCAGCAACACGAGATTCAGCTAGGCGCATAGTGGTTTTGCCATCAACACCTTTAGCTACATCTATAATACCAAGTGTCTTTAATTTTTTAATATCTGTGTAGTTTTGAGAATGTGGTCCTGTATGATTAACTCTGATCAGATCTTCGTTGTGGAATTCTAAATATGTTTCTGTACCATAAATAGAGGCTAAAGCTGTAATTAAAGCAACTGTTAAAACTTGACCTTCGGGTGGTGTACTTTGCAACCACATAGCGTAACAACTTGGTATGTAAACTTTCATTTTGTAATTAGATTATAGTCTATGTATCGTTTTTGATTTTAAATAGAAATTTACTATTTTTTAGGCATACCTTTGTCTCTGCGAACCTTTCTACCTTCTTCGATTGTAGGTCTAAAAGCTTTAGCTGTCCACTCGAGATTATTGACATGATTGTTTTCTCTGTTACCATCAATGTGTTGTACAAATCTCGAGTTGGTTTGATTAGGTATAAAAGCTTGGGCCACAAGACGATGTACGTATTCTCCTGTTGGAATACCTAACATTTTAGGAGATGATGGTCTACCTTTCCAAAATTGATTTACTTCTCTTTCTGAGATAAAAGACATGTCTTCTCTAAAATGTTTAACTTTTACATTACCATGGTCTGAGATAAACCATTGTGTTGTGCCTAGGCATTGTGTTTTTGTACCATTTTTGCATGGTATATTGTAGGTAATTGGTCGGGTTTTAAATAATACCCAGTTTTGATTGATTTGTGCCATAATTTTAAAATAATTGGTTTTGTGTTTCTGGTTGTGCTGGTCGAGTTCTAACTAGTTTTAATGGATTTACTTTAAATACCAAATCTGTGCTGTTAGGTGAAACTTGGGCACCATTGGTGTTGATTAAATAACCATTGTCTAGTAATTGTTGCATGTTATAACAAATATCCTTTACCGAGGTATCAAATATCTGTGCATTTTTGAGTGGGTAGAATGTTAGGTATTCTTGGGCTTTTGCCATTTTGTAATAAAGGGCAAACATTAGCTTTTGCATACCTTTTAATCTAGTGTCTTTCATGATAAAAGCTGGAATCGTTAGATCCATGTCTTCGTATCTGGCTTGTATTGTGCTCATAATTTATTTATTTTCTATTTGATTCTCCTGTAAAAACTACAACAGTTGTCATTTCTTTAATACGATCTGCTACTGCTTCACCGTATCTTTCTGCTATTTCTGCAAATGTTAAATTTGTAGTAAAATGTGTTTTGTAACCTTGCATAAATGCTTCATATCTAATACAGATTAGATCATGCATTACTTGAATCTCATCTAAATAATGTTTAACTGTTTTTGGTTCTCTACCTAAATCATCTATAATCATATCATGGATTGAATATTTTTCTAGGTATATTCTACCATTTTGCTGTGCAAGGGCTGCTATTTGTCTAGCTTTTCCATACCATTTACCTTTTATAAATTGTTCTAATATAGTTGTTTTACCTGTGCCAGTTGGTCCAAATAAAAGTAAACCTTTTTTAGATTCTTGTTTAAAGTAATCTTGTACTTCAATTTGACTAGAAGAAAGTAACATTTCTGTCTGTAAAGGATTTTGCGTTGTTTGTTGTGTCATTGTTCTTTTGATTTTTTTGTTTTTGATTTTGTTCTTCTGCTTTTAACCACGCTTCAGTAAAGCATTGCTCTGTAATATAGTTTTGTAAAGATTTAACGAATGTTCCAGCTACTGCTAAATAACGTTTTAGGTTTATTGCTGCAAGTTTAGCTTCTTCTTTAGATAATGTACTAAACTTCTTTAAACCGTGTTGACGATTACCAATTCTATTTTTAGGGTATGCTTCAACTATTTTAAAGAAAATCTTTCCATAAAAATCTTTATTTTCGTTATCAGAAGACGAAACGTCTAACTCTTCCTGTATTATTTCTTTATGTTCTTGTTTATTACTGTTAGCGGTACCATTTTGTAACTTTCGAATATGACCTTTTGTAACCTTCGAAGGTTCCTCTTGTGCACTTTCGAATAGTTCAATTATGTTATCTGTTAAAACAGTATAATAGTATTTTGCGCCATGTCCGCGTCTAGCTATTAGTACATTATTCTCAACTAATCTTTTTCTAGCAGCTACTAAAATTTTTTCAGTTATGCCTAAAGTTTTAGCTAATTCATCTTGTTGTTGATAAAAATCACCATTAGGAAAATACTCAAATTGCAAATCTATTAGTTGTTGTAATAGGATCGTAGATGCGAATCCAAATTTACGAGCTAAATGTTTATTAACAGTCCAGTATCCATTTATTGATAATAATTTTTGTATATCAATTCTTCTCATTTTATGATTTATATTTTTTTATGATACTTGGTACTCTAAATAATAGAAACCAAGCTATAATTGCGGGTATTAATTTGATTATTAACATTTTTATTTTATTTATGTTTTTAAAAAGAAGGAGCTTTATGCTCCTTCTTGTGTTAGTTGGTATCGATATTTTGCGCTTGGTAGATCACTGATAATATCTTCATCAGTATTTTTCCATTGAATACCATCTTCATCCCATTCCCATTTTACGTTGTAGTGGTCTATTCCATAAACTTTAAATGGTCCTTTAGTAATGATACCTTTTTTAATTACTTGACCGAGTTTAGTATGTTCGATCTTGTCATTGTTTATAGATATTATATACATATATATCTTTATGTTTCATTAAATTTTTCACTTTTTTACATTTTTTTAAAATATTTTATAACTAATTGATTTCTAAACTGAGAAGCAGGTGCGGATTATAGAAGTCTTTTCATTCACTGTATTTATATTATATATTAATACATTGTTTCATAATTTGACATAAAAAAAGCCAGGCTGATAAATCCTGGCTTTTACAACAAAATATGGGAAAAAGATAAACGTTCACTAATTAGATTTCGTACACAGTGCTCAAGCTGTTGTAAAAAATGCCCGTCCTTTTCGAGCGTTTAATTGTGAATACTAAAGATTATATAAATTTATTAATATATGTTTCATAAAAAAGGTCGCTAACCAAACGCTAGCGACCTAATACATAATAAAAAATCAAAAATGAAAATCAAAAAACCTTTAAATCTTCATAGGTATATATTGAACTTTTAAATAAAGTTTCAAGAAATTATGAAATTGTTATAGAATCGATCCAAACATATTTGGCTGCCAAGTTATCTACTCTCAAACCGATTGACAAATATGAATTTAATAATACTGCAGCATTACCAGCATCTAAACCAGTATATGTATAGTTTTGCCAATCAGTAGTTAATGAAAATACTTGTGATCTATTTTGAAATGCTGCACTACCAGCATTACTATTATACCTATTTGAAATAATACTAAAAGTTGCACTAGTAACTGCAGAAGCTTTAGCTCTAATAGTTATAGTTTTAGCAACACTAGTAGAATTATAATATGAATTAATAGGTGTAACCGCAACTGTACCACCGACTGGAAATGTATTACTAACTCTCAATGAATTAGTACCTGTATCAAATTGGCTAGAATCTGCAAAAACTATTTGACCAGCGCCATATATTTGTTTTTCACCTTCTTGATCTATAACAATCGATATTGGTCTAATACCCGCTGGTATTGATGGTGTTTGAGAAATTAAACTATTTTGAGTAGCTGTTGAACCAGCTATATCTTCTATAATTTGTGTTGGTATCGATATTTGAGAAAAACCAGAAGCAACGTTAGGAAACGTTGCTTTAGTAGAAGCTGCATTAGGTCCTACAATTGTAATAGTTCCATTTAAATAATTATTATTTGCACCATTTGGAGCAAATATAGCTACTGTTTCTGTTGTAGTACCAGCATTTTGCTGAGTAGCTGCAATTAAATTATTAACTACGCAGTTATATGATTGAATTGCACCATTAATAGTAAAAGAAGAACCAGTAGATCTACTATAAACATTAGTAAATTTACAAATTATTGTGTTAGTGGAGTTAGCATTAACTGTATTCGAATACCAACAGTTAACCCATTGATTACCAATTTCACCATCTGTTAAAGTTAGTGATGTACCTGCACTTGGAAATCTTGAGTTAGTTAAATATAAATCTCTTGTAGGATATGTTGCATTAATTCCAATGCTACCTTGGTAAATGTTATTTGTTGTTCCAAAAACAAAAGCTAAAGTTCCTGGTGTCCAGCTTTGTGTAATTAAAATTGCCGATGTTATATGTGAAAACATAAAACGATCTATGTACATACCAGAACTCGGTGGCGCAGCTGAAGTTGCAGTAAATCCAGTACCTGATTGAGCAGTTGCAGAAACCGTAGAATGATAGTTCATTGCTGTCCAACCAGTTTGTTCTGTAAAGTTATTAATCCAACCACCTCTAATAATAAATTGAGTTTTACCAGCAATATTAATATTCTCAAATGTTTGAGATGCTGTAGTTGTGTAGTATTGTTGTGAAGCAACTGGGATTCTAGAAAAAGTTAATTGAACGTTTGCTGTTCTATTCCATGCGCCATCAACTACAATCGATGTAGCACCAACTGAGAAAACTTTGTAAAAAAACTTTTGATCACCAAATTCTGCATCGTTAACTGTAATAATATCACCAGGATTTAAAATACCTGTTTGGTTAACTGATGTATTCCAAGTAGTAGAACCATTTGATGTTGCTGTTATAGTACCAGACAATGCAGTAAATGTTGATCCAGCTACTCTAATCTCATCATCATTGGCGCCAACAGTCATGGCTTTATTAATAGTTTTATATGGTGCTGCAATAGTACCTAAACCAGTAGTATCATTACCATTTATATTATCTGTATACCAAATTGCCATGTTAGTTTATTATATTGTTTGTTATAAATTCAATACACTCTTGTAGTGTACCTTCGAATGCATTTGCATTAATTATATTTTCAGCATTTAAATCTTTAATTATAACTATAAATGTGTTATTATTAATAACAACACTATAATTTAATTGTTTTTCGATTGAATTATCTACGTATACTATTTCCATTATTTAAAATTTATATTTAGACCAGATGTTACGTATGTGTTGCTAACAGTTTGGTTTAAAGTAATATTTAAACCTGAAGTTTTCCATTTTGCAACAGATGTTAATCTTTGCCATACGAGAATAGCACCTCTGTAAACAAAATTTACATTGACGCTATCTCTTTTTAGGTCTGTTATGCTATTTATTTGTCTTTTAATGTCTCCCATTATTCGATAAAGTATAGTGTTGTTGCTGAATATGTACCTAAAGCTGTGTATTCTGCTTGAGTTCCACTCCAAACGTTTGTTATTGTATTAGGTCCAGAAGTTGTAATAGTTCCAGATGGTGTAGTTCCAGATGTACCGCTTGTACCAGCTAATCCATTGATACCACTCGTACCGCTTGTTCCAGAAGTACCAGAAACTGAAGCAACTGTAGTTACAACAAATGAATAGTATTGTTGACCTTCAGTGTACCAGTTAACTGTGTGTGTAGTAGAATCATTGTTTCTCAAGTAGAGTTTAACAATCATTCTATTTGTTGGATCTATAATAGTATTTGAAAGTGTTAGATCTAATGTTACTTCAGCTGGAGTAGAAGCATCTACCCAACCAATTTCATCTAAACCAGATTGAATTACTGGACCAAATGGTGTGCCTGTTGAATCTGCTAATTGAATAGTTACATAGGCTTCGATTTGGTCATTAGATCCTGGTTTTAAATAGTGTAAATAAAATCTTTGATTTCCACCAGGAATTACACCAAAACCAAGTTGAGGTGTTATAAATTGACTAACCAATACGTTTTGTGCACCGTTAGTTAAAGTAGTTGGCGTTACAACTTGTGGTCCATTAGGTGTTGTTGCTAAAACTTTATATGTAGCAACGTCTGAATTTTGAGATTGATTAAAGTAATATGTTTGACCACTCGAAATACCATTAACACCGCTTGTACCACTAGTTCCAGATGTACCATCATTCGATACTCCACTTGTACCGCTTGTTCCTGATGTGCCAGGCGTTCCAGGTTGAGAGATGCCAGATGTACCACTTGTTCCATTAGCTCCGCTAGTTCCATTCTGTCCTGACGTACCTGATGAGCCACTAGGACCAGTAGATCCATTAACACCAGAAGTTCCAGACGTACCAGAACCATTACTTTCGCCAGAGGCTATTAAAGTTAAAAAGCCATTAAATGTAAAATCAGATATTGCAGCTCCAAAATAAAGAACAACAGTAATAGATGTTGTAGTTTTATTTGTAAAATTTACTGCAATTGAACTTGAAGTATTACTAAATGCTTGATCTGGAATATCACTAACATCCCATGTAAAGTCTACTGAGTAATTTGTGTTAGCAAAAGCAGAACCAAAATTAAAAGTTTTAGTATTTGTATTACCATCAAAAGTCCAACCTTGGTTATCAGTAATAATTACTTTAGAAGGTAATCCTAGTGCTGATACACCTGACGTGCCCGAAGTTCCAGCGCTTCCTGTTTGGCCAGAAGATCCGTTAACTCCACTGGTTCCACTTGTTCCGCTTGTACCTCGTGTGCCGCTTGTGCCTGAAGTACCTGCACTTCCTGTTTGGCCAGAAGAACCATTAACTCCACTTGTACCGCTAGTACCTGCTGCTCCATTTGTTCCGCTCGTTCCAGAAGTTCCAGCAAGTCCTTGAGTAGGTCCTGTCCAGTTTCCGTTTTGATCAATGACTTCACCATACTCTTCTATGAATAAATTTTTAGATGTTAAAAAACCAACTTCTACGTCAGTTTCTGACACTTTAATTGGTAATTCATTACCTTCTCCATCAGAAAGTGGTTTTAGTGCACCATCAATAGGTTCGTTATCTAATGTCTTGATTAAACCTTTAAAGGTTTCATAAATGTATTTGTTTAATAAACTTGCCATATTGTTTTATTATATTGTTTGTGCTGATGTTCTTGCAAATGTTATACCAGACATAAATGCACTATTTGCTGCGTTTGCTTGAGTTGCTGTAATTACAAAATATTGATCTTGCGTCCAATCAACTGGTGAAGTTATTACACCGCCAACTGGAGCTCCAACAAATTCACTACCTTGTGTAAAATTATAGTATTGTGTACCATAATTTGTACCATTTTGTTTATTAACATAAAAGAATTTTTGAAATGCTATAGATGCAGAAGTAATAGCTCCAGTAGTTGCGCCAGTTGAATTTAAAGGCAATGCACCAAAATTAGTAGGGTTTGTATTTAAATATGATTTATATGTTGTAGTAGCGCTAACCGTTTTTACGCCATCAAATCTACCCATTAACATCCATATTTCGTTATCTTTAACAGTATTAGCAGGAATCAAAAGTGTATAAATTATAGTTTCTGCTGTAGTGCCAGTAACTGGTGTAGTTCTATCTGTTATAACAATAGCTGGTACACTTGCATTTGTGCCACTAGTACCAGCAGTTCCACTAGTTCCTGATGTGCCAGGCGTACCAGGTTCAGACACGCCGCTTGTGCCTGATGTTCCATTTAGTCCAGCAAATCCATTACGGCCTGACGTACCTGATGAGCCATTTTGACCACTTGTGCCACTGGTTCCAGAGCTTCCTGTTAATCCACTAGTTCCACTCGTGCCAGAAGTACCAGTACCTCCACCACCTCCACCTTCACCGACAAAATAACCTTGAGCATTTATTACTTCACCATAACCTGCAATAAAAAGGTTTGGTACAGTTGTTGGTGCTGTTAGATTTACTTCTGTCTCACTAACTTCTATCGGTAAATGATTACCTTCTCCATCAGTTAAAGGCTCGAGATTAGCTCCTAAACCACTCGTTCCTGAATCACCAATTCCTATAATAGATTTATAGGTTTCATAGATGTATCTGTTAAATAAATTTGCCATTTTATATTATATTTTAATTACACTCGTTCCATTTTTGTACAGCGAGATTCCATGCATCTGGATCAGTGTTCCATTTATTACAAATAGATTCTGCTCTAGTTAAATAAACTACGTTTCTTTCAGGATCATTGTCAGAAATGTATGTAATGGTTGGTACTTCTTCTGCACTACCATCTAAATACATTTGACCTTGATCTAAAATATATGCTGAGAACGGATCTAATGTTACACCATCTGTAGCCCATAATTTATAATCATAGTTACCATCTGGTGAAATAACAACTTTGCTATCTTCGGGATCTTCATTACCTACGGTAACTAATTCTATAGCAAATTGAGTATATCTTGTATTTTGTTTAACAATAGTAGGTACAACGTATGTCCACATATTCGTAAAACCACCTTTAAAACCAAACAAGAATGTATTAGTTTCAAAAGGAATATCAGCATCCATCGTATTAACATATATGATGATGTCCGTATTAACACTGAGATTCTTTAAATTTATCATTGTAGATACTTGTTTATTTTAAATATACAAATCTCTTTTTTTGACATAATATCAAATAAAAAAGGCTGTTAGAATTCTAACAGCCTTTTAAAATTGTAATACTAATTTAGATTACGCAGGAGTAACAGTTAAACCGCCACCAACAACATCAGCTAGAGAAGATCCAGCTTCGATTGGATATGCTGCAGTTGGTTCCTGTGCAGTGAAAGATAATGAGTATTGGTTAGCGTCAGCTGGCGCAGTACCAGTTGCAGCAGAAGAAGCTGACATAACAGCACCTCTGTCTAGACCCATAATCCAAGTAATATCGTTTTGATCAACAAAAGCGATTTTTAAATCACGATTTTGAGCTAAAAGTAAAATTGAATTACGCTTTTGCGCACTCATTTTTTGTAAAATGATAGTTAATACTCCTTCGTAGAACACAGTTCCCGCGGTGTTTGATACGTTGATTGCTTCGTTAAAGAAAGCTGTATCTTTAGCTAATTGATATTCGTAGAATGTACCAGTACCAGAAATTGCAGTGATTTCTCCTGCAGCTACGGTAGTTGATGTAATTTCACCTGCTAAAAAATACGCTGTCTTTAAACCGCCAATACCACCCATACAATCTAGTGGTAACGCTGAATTAATTAAACAAGCCATATAGTTATAAATTTATTTTTTAAAATTAGGTGGTACCTCTCGATACCACCTGTTAGTTTGGTTGAAATTACGCTACAGTTGAAACGAATTGGTTTGCGATAGCAGCAGTACCAACTTTGAATTTAGAAAGGAATGACATCTCATCTAAATTTTGGTTGTAGAAGAATCTGAAGTTAGACTCATCGTTTACTAAACCTGTACCGAAGAAAGCATATTTCTTTGGTCCAACTACTACAGCTGAATCACCAGCTGGATCGATTAATCCTGGAGCAGCAAATACTTTAACGTTAGAACCTGGGAAGATGAACGCTGATTCAGCAGCACCAGTTACGTTGTTAACGTTTGGATATTGTAACAAGATAGAGTTACCTTTGTCTTGTAAACCTTGAACTAATTTAGAATAGGTCGCGTATGAAACGAAAGCTACTAAATCATCTTCTTGTTTTACAGCAGTAGGGATTAAATCAATCATTCCCCACATGTTAGCTACTGCGTTACCTGCAGTCCAAGCAGTTGAGTATGCAGTACCGTCAACAGCGCCTTCAGCTACTGAAGTTTGGAATAACAAACCATCAAGGTTTGCACCGTCACCAGTCCAAATAGTTTCTTCAACATATTTAGCGATTTCTTTTACTTTCAAATCAGCGATTTGAGTTTCAAATGGAACTGATTCGTGTAATGCAGAAGCAGATAATTGGCTTGATAACCAAGTAGAATAAAGTACATCTGGGCACAATAATTCTTTTAACATCTTCGCAGTAACATTCATGTTTACTTGAGTGAAGATAGTTGAGTTAGTACCAACTTGTCCTGCACCGAATCCGCAAGCTGCGTCTTTGATGTCTACGTTAGCACCTAAAATGTTGATTGCAGTTGTTCCTGCAGTTAAACCAGCTTTAACAGTTAAATTGTTAACAGTTTGTGGTTTTAAAATCGCGCGTGTAATCAAATCAGTTGATAACTGGTCAGTATACGCTGGTAATCCTGATAAATTAAATGACATAATTTTTAAATTTATTTTTTTGGTTAGAGATTATTTTCTCAAAGATTTCAAGAAATCAATTTTAGCATCGATTCCACCGAATTCTTCATTAGAAATATTTGTTACTTTTGGAGCAGCAGCTGCAGCAGGAGCTTTAGCAAACTTTTCCATTTTGGTTTTCATTGCACCCATTTCTTCTTTAATCATAGAAACTTCTTTTGCAACTTCTTCTACTGCTTCGAAGATAGCTTTCATTTTGTCAGCTACTTTTTCTTCGATTTTTGCTATGATACCTTCTTCCATAGCTACGTCGATTTTAGCTTCAGGTGCAGCTTCACCAGAAACTTCAACTACTGCTTCATCAGCGATTGGTGCCTCATCTTCGATTTCTGCTTCTTTTGAAGAGATTTCCATGATGATACCTTGAGCATCAACCTCGATTACAGTACCGTCTTCTAAAGTGTGTTCACCTTCAGGGGCAGGAGTTTTAGTAGAACCATCTTCAGAAACTACAAACACAGGCATTCCTGGCTCTAATTTCTCATACTCAACAACAGTTACGCCGTCTTGTAATTTAGCTGATTCTAATTTAACTTCTAATCCTAAAATTTCACGCACTTGATTCAATTTCAATTTGTACATAATTTTTAGTTATTTTTAAATTAGTTCATTAGTGCAAAATGCACTTGATATTTATAAATATTATATTATTATGAACTGACACATCTAGACATAAAAAAACCTAGCCCGTTCAAAAGCTAGGTAAAAACATTGTTTTTATGGCACAACCTATATATCGGTTCCCAAAATCTTTTTTATCTTCTCATAGGTCTTCATTGCTTCAAGCTCCTCCAGATCAACTAAAATACCTTCGATAGAAAATCCACGCAATTCACCAGCTTTAACTCTTGCCCAAGTTGCTGCATCTTCTACTTTTACTGAAATAACCCAAGAACCAATTGGTAAATCATAACCGTAAAGAGTATTTGCTTTATCATCTGGTGTTTCTACAATCCAACTTTCAAATATGTATGCACCAGCAGTATTCTCTTCGTGATCTGTATTTAATTCATGTACTCTACCTTCTTTAAAATATTTTAGAGCTATTTCTTTAATTGTTTCTGGTGAGAATTTAACAAAATACTTTTGACCATCTTCGTCTACTCTCAAGATTTTCATATCTGGAACCATAGCAGGTCCTACTAAAATCTGTTGCTCTTCAGCTGCAAAACTAAAAATAGATTCATTAACAGTATTATAATAACCATTTTTAGCCATATCTTTAGGTTTAATTCCAGCTGTGCCAGCTGCAGGTCCTAAATCTTGTATGTATATTTTACCATCTTTAGTAGATTTAACTAAAAAGTCATTCCATCTGTGTTTGCAATTTGGTCCGCCTTTATATTTAAAAAGACTATATGAAGCGCCATTATGACCAAATCCTGGATTAGCTATTAAACTGTCAAAGGATTGGATTTGTTGTTTAGTATAATATAAATCAGCACTAACCATTTGTCTACAGAAACTTCTTGAATCAGATCCAATATCACCCATATATTTATAAAGTATCAATTCTCTATCTTTAGCTTGCGAAGCTTCAGCTGGATTTGTACCTGGTGTAATTGCTTGTGCAAATTGCATATCAAATAGTTTACCTAAATCTTCTTCTTTAGTACCTATTTCTTTTGCCACTGCGATAATAGTATCTACTACGTATTGATCTTTGGTCCAAGAATTGTCGCACTCAGACTGCGCTAAAATAGCTCTGGTAACAATATCTTTTTTCTTTTTAGGTACTTGATCTACATACGCAGGTAATCCAGCTACATCAATATCAAAATCTATAGTGTCTAATCCTATTGCTTTAACAAAATTATTTAAATTATAGATAACACCTTCTTCTTCGAAACTTTTAATCATTTCTATTGCAATCTCTTTACGATTTTCAATATCATCTACTTGTAAAAGAATATCTATAATACCATTTACCATTTCTGTATCTTCAACAACACTAAAGTCTTCACCTCTAATCTCTTTTAGTTTATTAGATGCCCATTCAATACCAGCTTGTCCTCCCCATGCATCAACCATTAAACCACCACAACCTTCTGTATATGGTACATCTTTATATTGTAGGTGTCTTGCGAATGAAGCCATACGTGCAATAGTCTCTTCTGAGATGTTCTCGCCTTTGGCTAATTGATTAGCTCTTGTCCAACCAACTGCAGTGCCACAATCTATATTTGGATTTTTATCTCTAAATTCTAATGATCTTTTAGCTGCATTTTTAGCAGATTCTGGGTAATCATTATATGATTCAAACTTTTCTGTAATAGGTGCATTGTCTGCACCACATTTATGGCAGATGTATGGATCTTCACCGCCATCTACTAAATCCCATGACCAACCACAAGAGCATTTTATTTCTTTAAACTTTTTAAAGTCTTTGTTTTCCCAATATGAATAACAAATTGCTGCAGCTTGATCTTGATCTTTACCTTCGCCTATTACTACAGGAATACAACGACTAATAAATTCATCTTCTGATTCACCAGCACTTGGATTTACAAACTTTTCAATCTTTTGAGTATTAAAATAGTGAAAGTCCAACATAATTGCTGGTTCTTCTACTAACGAGATCTTTTTAACACCTGATACTTCATCAGTTTCAAGAATTCCAAGATCTATAATTTTCTTTTTATTTGGTTCCATAGTATATCTATTTTAATTTATCAGTCTCATTTTTGATGTCTTTAGCTCTAGCTGTCAACTCTTTAAAGTAATCCCAAAAACCTTTCTTTTTAACTGCTTTAAAGTTTTCGTCAATAGAAAATAACTCTATTGAAATTAAAGTTAAAGCAACTAATTTAGTAGCTAATAAAGGAACAGTAAAAAATTGTTGAATGATGTCATTTAAAATAAATTTATCAACAGCAAAAATTAGAACTACAGTTGCTTGATATAAAAACATCTTTGAGATGATCTGACTCAATTTTCTTGAGGTAACTGTTTGTTTTAGTTTTTTAGCTTTCCAAACACCCATAATAGTATCTGCAATAATACAAATACCTACGGTTATCATTATACCGTGTATTGGTAATAAAAAAGCAGCTATTGCCATCATAATTCTATGTGCACTGCTCTGTAAAGCAAGTGCTAAATATTTTATTTGTTCCATAAAGCAGGCGTACAAGGTTTCCATTATATTTTTGCTAAATCATTAATGCGTTTGTCAGCTTCTTGTTGACTTGAAACGTCACTCGCAACAACATATGTTTTAAAGATAGGTGCTGCGTTATTGCCACCTCCATTTTGAGTTTGTATTGGTGCACCGCCACCAGCTTGGTTAATTTGGTTTAATAAACCACCAAACATTTCAGTTGAATTAGCATTAATAACAGATTCGCCATTTGATAACATAGCAGGAATAGAATCTGACACACTAGTGCCTGCGCCTGACACATAACCACCACTTGCAAATTTGCTAGCAGATGGTCTTGGCGCTGCACCTCCGCCTCCACCACTAGAAATATTTCCAGTTGGTGTTTGTACTGACATAATTTTCTTTACATTCATTAAACCACCAGCAATAGCCACACCTGCAGCAACTGCTGCTAATGCAGGACCTATAACAGGTATACCTACTAATGATTTATAGGCTTTAGTCGCAGATTGATATGTATCAATAGTAGTACCAGCAATTGCAATTGCTTTACCTGCTACTGTATCTTGACCTGCTAAAGCTGATGCATTTTGTAATAAACTAGAAATAGCATTTAAATTTGCTTCTTTAGCTGCTGCAGCTGCATCATCAATTTCTTTTCTGGCTTTTGCATTCTCTGCTATAGCCATAGTTCTTTGATCTTCATTCTCAAAAGTCATTTCAGTAATTAACTTTTGATTAGCATCGTTTAACGCTATTTTTTCTGCATATGTTGTTCCTTCTTGTTGGATTTGCCATTGATTGAAAGCCAATTCGTCTTCCATATCTTTTTGTTTAAATCCAGCATTTTGTTCATCAACCTTTGCTTGGTTAACAGCTTTAACAGCAGCAATCTTTTCACCTTTTTGTGTTTCGGTTAACTCAGATGCATTAATTTCTGCAATTTGTTTATCGAGTTCTATTTGTAATTCTGCCGCAGCACGTGTTCTTGCATTCTCAATATTTAACAAGAACGCATTATTTTTGATCTCTTCTAATTCCTTTTGGAATGTAGCTTCTTTTTCTTTTTTAGCTTCAGCTTGAGTATCTAAAAGGTTTTGAGTCTCTTGCGCTTGTGTAACACCTAATTGCTTTTGTTGAGCGTATAACGAATTTAAATACTTTTGCTCTTCAGCAGTTAAAGCTTTTTTCTTGGCAAGTTTATCGATTTCAACTTGTACTAATGCTTGTGCATTCTTTTGTTGAATCTCTAATTCTTTTTGGGCTTTTTGATCTGCATCTTTAATAGCATCTATTTCAGCTTTTTGCTTTAACTCTAAAATCTTTTTTTCGGATTCTACAGTTTTATCTTGTATTTCTTTTAAATGCTCGTTATATTTTTCTTTACGCTCTTTCTCTTTTTCTGCAGCTTTTGTATTAGCTTCTTTAGCTTTATCTTGTTTTTGTTTATCGTATGCCGCTTGATCAATTAGTGCTTGATTATTTAAATCTTTAACAGCTGCTTGAAGTTCTGTTAATTTCTTTTTCTTGTCATCATCTAACTCTCCATCAATTTGTTGTAGTTTTAACAATTGATTAATAGCTGCAGTTCTAGATGCAACTTCTTCTTGGTTAATCTTTTTCTTTTGTGCTAGCAATTGCTCTTCAGTTGCACCTTGTGCTTCCATTAAAGCTAATCTTCTTTTACTTGCAGCAATCATTTTATTTTGTGCAGATCCTACATCATCTAAAGATGAAATAACCTTTTCTGCATTATCTCTTGTTTTTGCTGTAGCAGAATCGTCAATTAAACCAAATGTTAATGCTGATGCAAGATCTCTGGCTTTGCCAATAACGAAATCTATAGCATCGCCAAGTGGTTTAAACGCGGCGCCGAACTTTTTAACTGCACCAATAGCAACTGTCACACCTATTACTAATGCAGCAAGTGCAGTTACAATTAAACCAATTGGATTGGCAGATAAAATAGCATTAGTAATTAGAGCTTCTTTACCAAAAAGTCTAGTTGCAACGGCTGCAGCCTTTTCAGTTGTAGTTCTCAATGCAACTGCAGCATCTACTTTTAGTTCTGCAATTTGTCTAGCATTTAACGCTGCTGTGATTAACCCGTTTGCTGTAGATGAAATAGTTCCTAAAGCTTTAGATTCTACTCCAAAACTTTTTAAAGCTCCTTCAGCAACATCAAATGAGCCTGAAATACCACCAGCAAGATCATTGAACTGATCTTTGACTTCTTTGGTTCTAGTATCGTTCTTGAATTCTTTAACAGCAGCTTTGGCTTGTTGAATTCTACCTACTATTTCTTCATATGCAGCGCTACCATAGTCTGCGCTAGCTGCTTCTTTAGTTAAATCTCTAATGGCACCTTGCAATTCAGTCAAAGATTTGACCGTTTGTTCAACACCATTAACTTTTATCGAGAAACCTACTTCGTTATTTGCCACTTTGTGTAAATCTTTTTATAATTATAAATATAAAAAAGAGGTGTTTTGAACACCTCTTCTTCGACTTTTTTTAGCATATGTCTGTTGCTGTTGCTATATATGAACCACCTATGACATTTAAAGAACCTTGTCTAATACAAACTCCAGTGGTTGCAAAGTTACCTGGATATATGTCACCATACAAAATTTCATCGATGCAAGATAATGCGTTCCAACTGATTATATTACCAGATGTGTTTTGTATTCTATAAACAGCATAACAATCACCGATTCCACAATCTGTAGTACAATCAAAGGTATTAACTACGTTTCCATTATTAATAACTTGTAATGCTATACCAAAATTGTATGCATAATAACCATTTAGTGCAAATGCAGTCCCTTGTGGATTTGTATATAAAACAGCGTTCGAACTCCAGTTTGGATTTAAACCATACACTGTAATACTTGCATATGATCCACCGCCACAAGATACACAAAGATTTGCATCAAATGTTACATCAAATTGATATAAAGTATTACAATTACATGTGCTAACATTAGTATAACCAATAATTAAACCATTACCATCTACTTCAGCAATTGTACCACCATCAGAGTACCAACCTGGTGCAGCGAATGAGGTACCTGTTTCGTTTGCATATAAAATAGTAGAATTAACTAAAGTTGTTGCATTACCATAAATTACAGTATTGTATGGAGTTGCACAAAAAGCTGCACATGGAGATTCATTACTGTATGATATATTAATTGGGTATACAATCGGAGGCGTTTGATAAAGCACTTCTGATAAAGTGTATACAAAATCTGTGTCACCTGGATTTGAGAATCCAGTTCCTACATTAAACGCAGTAATTGGACTACCATCTGTTTTGTTTATTTTAACTAAATTAGATGAAGCAAAACTTCTATAACTATTAAATTTACCCCACGAATATAATCCATCTGATACAGCTAATATTTCTATTCTATTACCAACTGGACTGAAAGGTTCAGTATTATTATTAAAAGTAGTATTTAGTGTCCCGTCAAAATTTAATTTAGCAACTCTAAATGATGCTGTACCATTATATGAAGCAAATTCTCCACTATAATATAAACCTGTTGAATCTGCTTGTATAGCTTCTGCACCATTATTAAATCCTGTAGTAACACCTGAATTAAAAGTTGCATTAGGTGTTC